CGAATGGTCAGCGCACAGCACACTACGGATCACCGGGTGGCATGGGACGACCGTGGCGGAAGCAGCGACCGCGACCGGCTCCAGCACCACCGCCGACCCACCAAATCTTGACCCGGCGGGCTGGGCAAGCGAAGACACGCTATGGATTGCCTGCTCAGGACGTGATACGGGCGGCGCAGACGACGACGACAACACCGCCCATCCCACGAACTACACCGCGATTCACAACGTGCTCGCGGGCACCAACGCGGGCGGCGTCAATCTCACCTCCTCGCGCCGCGACAATGCCGTCTCGGCCGAGAACCCCGGCACGTATACCGGCCCGACGACCGAGGAGTGGGTGGCGGCGACGGTCGCAATCCGGCCGGCCGCCGCTGGTGCTGCACTCGTCACGCCGGGTGTCGGTGTTCTCGACCTTACGGGATTCGCGCCGACCGTTCTCACCCCGCGCACCGTCACGCCTGATGTCGGCGTGCTCACGCTGGACGGCTTCGCCCCGACCATCTCCGTCGCGGTCATCGCGGTCACCCAAACCGGGGCGCTCACACTCGATGGATTCGCGCCCACCATCATCAACCCCCATACGGTCTTTCCGGCTGTTGGGGATCTCACGCTTACGGGCTTCGCGCCGACCATTCAGGTCGCCGTCGTCGTCCAAACGCAGACCGGCGCGCTGCTACTCGACGGGTTCGCTCCCACCGTCACAGGTGGTGGCGCTGTGGCAGTGGCACCGGCCGTTGGCGGGCGGCGGCCCCGCAAAGATCAAGAGCGCGCCCGCGCGCTCGCGAGATGGCGTGATGAAGCCCGCGAACACCGCGCGACGATTGCCGAACGCCAAGAGAAAGCGTTGGAGGGGGACGCCGTCCCCGACGTGGCGCCGATACCCAAACGGCTCCCGTCACTGGCGGAATCGCTACTCGATGCGCGGGCGACGATTGAGACGCTCGAGGCGGAGAACGCAGCGCTCAAACTCCGGGTGACTGACCTCGAGCATCTGAACGCCGCGCTGCTCGCGATGGGAGAAGATGCATGGTCCAGCTAGACGCCGAAGCGATTCTCTACCGCGCGAAACTCACGGCGCAGTTTCTGGAATCGCCCGCGTGGAGTGAAACCGTCGAAGCGGTGGAAGCGAAGATCAAGACCGAATGGGCGCGCACCGACACATCAGCGGAGCGCCGGGAACAGTTGTGGCAGAAGTATCAAGCGTTCCAAGACCTGAAGCGCGAACTCCGCGCCACACGCGATCGCGCCAAACTTGACGAACCCCTAGAGGAGTAGGTATTATGCCGAAGCCGGAACCCAGCGCGACCAGTCCATTGACCGCTCGGGAAGCCACACAAAAGATCGCCGCGTTTATCACCGAGCCGGACGAGGCTCGCCCAGAGGATGCGGACGATCAGCAGGACGCGGCGACGCACGCCGCCCCGGCGGATGTTCCCCCAGCGCCACCTCCCCCAGAGCCCGCTGCCCAAGAAACCCCGCCGACTGAGGAGCCGGATTACGAGGTCACCGTCGATGGGGAAACCCTTCGCGTCGATCTCGCCGAATTACGGGCCGGCTACCAGAAGCACGAAGACTATAAGCGCAAGACGATGGCTCTCGCGGAAGAACGCAAGACCTTCGAGGCCGAGTCCAGCGCCGTGCAAGCGGAACGCGCGCAGTATGTCGAAGGCTTGCGGCAAGTACGCCAAGCCCTGGAACAACTCACCGGAGAACCCGACTGGACGAAACGCCGGGCCGAGTTATCCGCTGAGGAGTTCCTGAAAGAAAAGGCCGATTGGGAGCTGTCCAAAGCCCAGATGGAAAAGCTCAAGCTCGAAGAGCAGCGGGTTCGTGACGCGGCTCAAGCGGACGAGGCCAAGAAGTTCCAATCCTACGTCCGTGCGGAGCAAGACAAGTTGAAAGTCGCGCTCCCCGATTGGGCGGACCCGGACAAGGCGAAAGCCGAAGCGGCCAGACTGCGGGCGCATGGAAAGACCTACGGCTTTTCGGATAAGGAACTCGACAGCGTGGTGGATGCACGCGTCATTCTCCTGCTCCGGGACGCCATGAAGTACCGAGAGCTCCAGCGGGAGCCGAGCGAGAAGGCGAAAGCCAAGACGCCGGCGATCCGGACGGCGAAACCGGGTGCAGCACCACCGCCCCCGCCGCCGAACGCGCGGCAGCAACAGTTGATCGACCGCGCGGCCCAAACCCATCGCACGCGGGACGCGGTGGAAGCGGTGAAAGCCTTACTCTCGGATTAGACCACAGCAGTTCACTACTCACGGGTTTCGTAAGCCCCACGTCTACGGGCGGCGGGGCTTTTTGCTTTGGGGGAGGACAGTATGACGATTATCACGAACACCACGCTGGTGTTCGACATGAAAGGTGTCCGCGAGGAACTCGCGAACATCATCTACAACCTGAGCCCGGAAGACACGCCGTTTGTGTCCAACTCGGGCAAGGGCAGTGTCGACAACACCTTGTACGAATGGCAGCGGGATTCCCTGGCCGCCGCCGTCTCGACCAACGCGCAACTTCAGGGCGACGACATCGGCTCGTTCGACGCCTTTACCGCGACGGTGCGGATGGGCAACCGGACGCAGATCAGCCGCAAAGCCATCGTCGTAGCCGACACCGCCGGGGCCGTGTCTGCGGCGGGCCGCAAGGATGAGCTGGCCTATCAGGTCATCAAGCGCGGCTCGGAAATCAAGCGCGACATCGAAAAGAACTCGCTCGACAACGTGGGAGCGGTCGCTGGTAACTCCACGACTGCGCCCAAGACCGGCACGATGGGCGCCACCATCGGCTCCATCGACGGCACGAACGTCAGCATGGGCGCCACGGGCACCAACCCGACCGACGCCTTGCTGTTCACCGATCCCCGCAACGACGGCACCCAGCGCGCCGCGACCGAAGCGTTGCTCAAGGTCGTGCTGCAAGGCGCGTGGAATAACGGCGGGTCTCCCGACACCATCATGGTGGGACCGTTCAACAAGGCGGTCTTCTCGGGCTTCGCCGGCGTCGCGACCAAGACGTATTTCCAGGAAGCTGCCCGGCCGGCGGCCATCATCGGGTCGGCGGATGTCTACGTCGGGGAGTTCGGCACGTACTCCATCGTCCCGAACCGCTTCCAGCGGGACCGGGACGCGTGGGTGCTGGACTTCGAGATGTTGCAGATCGTATACCTGCGTCCGTTCCGCGTGGTCGAACTCGCGAAGACGGGCGATGCAGAGAAGCGGATGCTCGTGGTCGAGTGGGGCCTAAAAGTTAACACCGATCATGCGCATGGATTGCTCGCGGATCTGCTGACTTCCTAACCTGAACCACGGGAGCGGGGCCTTCGGGCCCCCTCCCCAGGGAGTTGTATGCCACGCAAAGCGGATGAACCGATTGTCGTCTTGACCCCTGAGGAAAAGCGGCGCTTGGAGTGGGAGGAGTTTCAGCGGCAGGACACCGCCTATCAGGAAGCCCAGTTCGCGGCGGGGAACGTCCCGTGTCCGACCTGCGGCGTCCTGAAGGGCTACAACCCGGTCACCGGCATCCAGGTGCGGAGTTTCCACGGCCGGCGCGAGGTGGCGGGCCACCGGGAGAGTTGCCCGAAGAACACGATCGAGAAGAAGTAATGCCGAAGAAACTCTACATGGCTTCGGCAAAGCGCAGCTTCTCGAAGCTCGGCACCAAGAGCAACGCGCCGACGCGGGGGCCGGAGAAACCGCGCCCCGCCCAGATCAGTCACCGGGCAGCGGCGAAGGGATTCCGCCGGCGCCAGCGGGAAGGCTATGAGTGACGGGCTGTTCCTCGATCACGATTCGCTGACCGGACGGGTACGACGGTTTCACGTCTTGCCGAACGATCAGTACGCCGTGGAATCCAGCGTGGATGTGGAGCCCGTGATTGAGCAGAACAAAGCCCTGGCCGGGTTACAGGACTCGACGTGGCGCGACAACTCAAACCTCGTCGCCAGTATCCCCGGCCCGATCTACGGGGCGCTGCTCCGAACGTGGCGGGAGCAAGGGCTATCGCGTGAGGAACGGCAGAAAGCGCTGCACAAGTGGCTGAACGATTCGGACAACAAACTCTTTCGCATCAAGGCGGGACGGCTGTGAGGGTCGGCTTCTGCATCGCGTCAACCGATCACTGGAACGCATGGACGGCCTATGACTTTGGCGGACTTGTCGGTCATACTGTGGCGCAGCGGCCGGACATCGACCTCCGGCGCTTCATGGCAACCGGCTGCGAGATTCCCGATCTCCGGGAAAAGACGACTTCCGCCGCGCTCCGCGCCGGATGCGACTACGTCTTGTATCTCGACACAGACATGCGCTTTCCACCGAACGGTCTGGTTCGATTGCTCGCCCATGAGCAGCCGATCGTCGGGGCCAATTACACCGCCCGCCGGCCCCCATTCGAGCCGGTGAGCGCGAAGCGGGACGGGGACAAGGTCGTGCGGGTCTACACCGAACAGGACTCGACGGGCCTCGAAGCCGTGTCTTCGACGGGCTTGGGGTTTCTGCTCGTGTCCGCTGAGGTCTTGGCGTCGATGAAACAGCCCCGGTTCATGATTCCGTGGATACCCGACGACATGGCCCACGTCCCCGAAGACATGTTTTTCAGTCGGAAGCTCAACGAGACGGGCGTGCCGATTCTCATTGACCACGACCTGTCACACGACGTGCGGCATGTGGGCTTCGCGGAGTTCGAGGCACAGCATGCCGTCGTGCAACGGGACGCGATGAAGCCCCGGCTGGTGACCTGATGGCGATCACAACGTACGCAGAGCTGAAGACCGCGCTGGGCAACTGGCTCAACAGGGCGGATCTCTCCGACCGGCTCCCCGAGTTCATCGCGCTCGCCGAGGCCCGGTTTCGTCGCGACTTGCGGGATTGGCTGCGGTTCTCGGTGAGCCTGACCAATCTGACCGGGGACACACTACTCGCCGCGACCGTCTCTGAGGTCTTGGGTGTGGCAATGAATGACGGTCCGAGCGGGGCGAACAACTACGCCTTGGACCTCGTCACGCGTGAGGAGTACCAGCGGTTCTTGCACGCCGACGCGAATGTGGGTTCTCCGACGCGGGTGTTTCCCGACTTCGACGCCGACGCGGGGACGACGACGCTGCGGTTCTGGCCCCCGGCGTCAGCATCGGCCCCTGTCGCGAACCTGCGCGTCGAGGCGGTCAAGGTGTTGCCTGCGTTGTCCGACTCGCAGACGACGAACGCACTCTTACGCGAAGCCCCGGACGTGTACCTGAAGGCGTCACTTGCAGAGGCTGCCGAATATCTCATGCACGATGAGCGTGTAGCCATGTGGCAAGCCGAAGCGACCGCTGGGATTAGGGGACTCCGCATTCAGTCTGAGCGCCGTTTATATGGTGGCACCCCCCGGCCGCGTCCGTTGCCGGTGGTGTTTACATGAAAACCGCAATGGGGCGGGAATCGCCCAAGACACCGAAGGCTGTGCTTACTCCCACGATTCGGGACATCGCTTGGGCAGCTGGCCTCTTTGAAGGTGAGGGCTGCGCCATCTATGCGAGCCAGACGACTCGCCTATCGGTATCCCAAAATGACCCGTGGATTCTGGAGACGTTGGCGCTGTTGTTCGGAGGTCGCATTCAGAAAAGACGCTCCCGCAACAAGCTATCCGACAACGCGCAATGGGCTTGGACGGTATCGGGGGCACGCGCCCGAGGTGTGGGCATGACGATTTATCCG